GTTTTTGCTCCATATGTCTTCTTAGCAGGAAGGTGGTTTCAGCCAGCTCACCCAACTCTCCAATTATGGCGCCTCGTAGGGGTTTCGATCCCCTTGCCTCCACCGTGACAGGGTGGCGCTCTCCCGATTGAGCTAACGAAGCATAAATTTGTTCAAGGAATACACGGCGTTATTGAGTGCTACGCAACCCATAACTTCTGTCCTTGTTACAGTCTTTCCGCTGACAATACTTTTCCTTACCCTACCTGGACCGACTTTGCTTATCGTTCGTCACTTTCGTGAAGCCCGGGAAGTCTCCCCCGGGTCGGTTTTCAGTTACTCTAGTACTAACTATTGCCTTAGTATTGTTGATGAGCTTTTACATGGGTACCATCTTGGACAGTGTCTACTGCCACCCTCGTGTCTGTTTGGCGCAGCCAGTGGACTCGAACCACTGTGACAACTAGTATGAAACGCTCTTTCGGGCGTCTGTCTTCTCCATCACTGCAAAAACTTGGAAGAGCATAGGAGAGTCGAACTCCTCTTCTCAGGATGAAAACCTGATGTCCTAACCGATAGACGAATGCTCCAAAAGTATCACTGTACTCATAATCTTAAAATGGGCTCTAAGGCACTTCTCGGTACAGTGATACAAACTTATAAGTAAACGACCTACTCATGCAAGTTGTAATAAACTTTATACGAATACCATCAAGGTTATTCAGTGCGTAACGCTGAATCTTCCTTACAATATCGTAAGTCGTTTGCATATAAACTCTATACGAAAACATATTGGGGTGCTTAATGTCGCAACTGCGCCGCAGCCTTCTCACGGTACCGTCTACCGATAAGACACTAAACATATTACTTGCAACTTGTCCACCGCGACTCCGAGTCTACATAGCCTAAGCTACTGACCCTGCTTCATGTCATTTACTGTGTGTACCCCGGCGGGTACTTTAAAAGACAGTAAACAACCTAGTGGGGTTGTTAACCTAATACATTCTCGTATAGAGCCCTGAACTTAACAGGGTCTATACAAAATTTAAATTGTTAAAGACTGTTTGTAAGAAAGCACGATCACTTTCTTAACTTCAATACAAGTAGTATAACACCACTTGCATTTATTGTCAATAGATTTTTGTAAAATACTTTAGGCTGATATCTGATAAATGATAGTAGGATTCGAACCTACACGCTGTTTACTGCGGGGACCTCTAAAGCCCCCATGTCTACCACTTTCATCATATCAACTCCCTTCACATTTGCTCGGCAAAGCTACTGCAATGGGGTCAGATTTCAGACTGCTTTCTGATTGCCGTCATCAGCCTAAAGTACTTTACAAAATTTTAATGAGCCTTCGTGATAAGCAAGATTGCTTTATCAACTTCAATACAAGTAGTATAGCACCAAAATGATTTATTGTCAAATCTTTTTTGTTGTATTTTTACAACAGTGTTTGGTCCGGCTGCCAGGAATCGAACCTGGATCAATAGCTTAGAAGGCTACTGCACTGTCCATTGTGCTACAGCCAGATATATTAGGCGTTTAGCGTTTGTCTTAGTGCGTCAAGTTCTTGGTCAGTTAAAAATGCCTCAAACTTAGTTTGCTGATAGTCTGGCTCACGAGAGCCATCAAATGTGGTATAGATACGAACATGGTTATTGTTTTCACCTACGTGAATCTTTTTCACTTCGCAAAAAGTTTTATGTCCACCGTTATCTGCAATTAGCATGTTGTTTTCCTTTTAGGATTTTGTTTCGCTGTTTATAAATTGCGGCATTAGAAACTCCTAGCATTTCTTCTAGTTTTGTTATACCGTGTTCTTCTAGTAATTCTAACACATTAATGCTATTCCAGTCAACCTTTCGACGGTTAGATGATGCACATTTTGGGCTACAAAACTTATTAGATTTTGGTTTTTCTATACCACAATGAGGGCAAGAATCGTATTCTGTTTTTAGTTGTCTATAATCAGCGAATGATTCATCAAACGCAGTATACACCTCAGGGACTTCACGAAACCCGGCATGTATTTCACTATGGCAATTATGACACACTAATATACATTTTTTTAATTCTTCGACTACCTTAATCCAAGTTTGAGGATTGGCTCGTAAATTTCCAAACGCTAATTCTTTATGTGAAGGATCTATGTGGTGGAATGCTAATGCTTCTTTACATGCATCGTATCCGCAACACTGACACTTTCCGCCCATAGCCTCAACCATTCGTTCTTTAGTGCGATGGCGCCATGCTTTAACTCTATTTGATGATATTGACATTTGATGTATAACCTCTAACCTGTATAAGTATTTATGCCTATACGTTGGTTAGAGGTTATATTTTATTGGCTCCCCAGGGAAGGCTCGAACTTCCGACATCCAAATTAACAGTTTGGCGCTTCTACCGACTGAGCTACTAGGGAATAATCTTTGGTGCCCCAGGATGGAATCGAACCACCACACCCTGCTTACAAAACAGGACCTCTACCACTAAGGATACAAGGGCGATTGTGAAACAGTGAAGTTACTCACTGTATCTTTATTTAATGTAGTTTATCATACGGCAACTTTTTTGTCAAGTAAATAGTAGATGTTACCTTACATCAAACTTCCCGAACTACAATTAAACACAAAAGAAATTCTATCACAAGTTTTATCATCTAATCAAGACGATTGGGAAAAACTTGAATGGGGTCAATCAATATTTAAAAATCTTGATTGTACCGTTATTAAACAAAAATTTCATCCAGTCATACAACTATATGAAACTCCTATGATGGTTATGCGATTTAGTCCTGGTACTGGCTTACCTATACACAAAGACAACCGTCGCAAAGCAGTTATACAAATTCCATTATACAACTGCGAATCAACTCCTACATTTTTCTATGATGAGGATCACAAGCCAACATACAAGATAGATTGGAGCGAGAACTGTGCTTACATGTTTGATACACATGTGAATCACAATTTACAAAATGATACAAACGAAGAAAGGTACATGTTGTTTGTACCCTTCTTCATTCAAAGTTTTCAGACTTTATCAACTCTATATAGAATCAATAAACTCTTTCTAAGACAACAAAATCCTTGAATGCTTAGGGACACCTGTCATCAAGTATTCCATTTGATCCGCAAGAATGTTGCGGTTCTGTAGAATCATGTTTTCAAAGTGGTTAGGTTCGTAAGGTACATAAAGAAGTTCCATTCGTGATTCTTTTAGTGTCTTATGACCCTTCTTACTGTTGCATTCTTTACATGCAGTAACCACGTTCATCCAAGTGTTTTCACCACCATGAAAGCGTGGCAAAATATGGTCACGACTCAAATCATGGTAGTTAGGGAAGTGATCTCCACAGTATGCACAAACATAACGGTCACGACCGAACAATGTTTTGTTGCTTAATGCAACATGTGCATGTTTGTGTGGGTTAAATCCATGACCCTTGATAGCAATGATACTTGGTGATTCGATGTAACTTAGTGAGCCATCGTTTTGAACACCACCGCGGTATTTTGCCACAATGTCACCCATACTCCATGCAACACTGTTAGTTGCGTGGTATGAGATTGCATCATCGTTGGAGATCCACTGTCGGGGTACTCCGGAAATATCAAGTGCTAGAACAGCCATGTTTACTCCTTTGTGTATGTTCTACATGTATTTACTTTCATAGTATATGACAATTATGAATAATTGTCAAGGTGTAGTTGAGATTTTATCGTATATTACAAAAGCACTAATAGTACCAACTATTAGAATTACTGGGTTTGCAGCGCCTGCAAGTACTAACAAGTTGTTAATAGAACCTCCGGCCCAAACTGATGTAATAACATTTAAACTTTGTTCTTTTTCTTTTTCTGGCAAGTTAGATGTTGCAAGAACACCTATCAATGCTAGTTTAGCTAAAGTTATAGGAACAATTCTTGACTGACTTGTTCCTATCAATGGATTCAAATCATGTCCACCGTGTGAAAGCACAAGTGATGTTGTAACTGCATCTGTTACAGTTGCAATCATTGCACGATTTTTTGAATCTTCAATTGAGTTAGCATGACAAATACCACACATGATTGTGATGAATAAAGTTGCTAATATTCTTTTCGTCATGCAGATATTTATCTTGGTCTCGCTACCAGGAATCGAACCTGAATCCTATTCTTAGGAGGAATATGTTCTATCCATTGAACTATAACGAGCTAATGGTAGTTCCTACTGGGTTCGAACCAGTGACCTTCACAATGTCAATGTGATATTCTACCACTGAAATAAGGAACTATTGTTTGGTGTCGCCTGTTGGAATCGAACCAACTTCCATGAGTTTTCAGCCCACCGCTATGACCACATCAGCTAAAGCGACATTAAATTGTTTGGGTTGTCCTAAGAGGATCGAACTCTTACTACCAAGGTCACAACATGGGGTGCAGGCCACTACACTAAGGACAACATAAATTATTTTAGTTGAACAGTTTTTTGCTGTTGAACAGTTCAGCTACCAATTCAATGGGTTCGCTGAAACAAAATTGAAGGTTTATTCTATCACTTTCATGTGTATTTGTCAACCCATGAATAAGAGTAGTATTAAACAAGCAAGGTAACATCGTGTCAAATGTTGCTATTGCTATTGGTTCTATTGATTCCATTGTTTCCCAAAAATATGTGGGCGGATAATTTACCTCAGGGCAAATAGGTATGCTCAACAATGTTCGCCTATCTTTGTGGTCATCAATGTGTCTACGTACCGTTGAACCAGCAGTATGTTTCATAATGACTGGGAAAGTTTTTAGCGAACAACCACTAACTAACTTTTTTATAAAAGGTAGTTCATGGTAGAAAGAATGAAACTTGAACGGTGTTAAAAACTTATTGTTATCACGATGACCATACTGACTTACATAGTCAATGAACTTACTTTCATTTTTTTGACTCATCAATTGAATTGACTCAACTTCATCAAGAGTTATGATGTTATGAGACAATGGATAACAATATAGTAACATGTTCATATTTATGATTTTGGCGGAAAGCAGAGGAGTCGAACCCCATCCCCTTATCGGAGAACCTAGTTTTCAAGGCTAGTCGGCACACCATCGCGCCTGCATTACTTTCCATTGTTTGGAGGGTCGTAGAGGATTTGAACCCCTGACTCCTTGGTTCGAAGCCAAGTACTCTGTCCACTGAGTTAACGACCCATGTATAGGTTTTTGAGCGCCAGTCTATCTTTCTCAAGGACTCAACTGATTGTCTCGAATGAGAGAGTTTAACAACCTCATACTGCTACTGGCGTGTCAGTCACAAGAATAGGGACCTAGCATACAAGGGACTCAATCTCACCGTCTATCTCAAAACTTTTTAACGAACTATTATCAATTTAACAAAAATGTAGGATCTTTGTCAAAGCCAATAGTCAATGTTATTCTAGGTATAGGATTTCCGTCGGGCACTTCAACTTTATGTGCTTCTTGTACATTTAGTAAAGTTGCCTTTTTAATCTCAACAGAATCTACTAATTCATAATCAGTGTTTGTTACTTGGTAGCTACTTATACCAGTAATCAAATTAGTAGTCTTTTGAAAGACTACATTTTTATAATAGTCAGTATATGTACCTTTACAGTTCAATATAGGAAAATTAACTCGTGATGTTAATGGGTACATATCTTTGTGTATTTGTGTAGACTTGTTATTGTATACCACAAAGAAAGCGGCAAAGTTTGGAACCAAACTATACTGCTTGAATGCATCATCTAACTCAGGGACATACTTAACTAAGTCAACAAAATTGACTGCGTACCAGTTGTAATCAAAAGGTACGTCAAGAATAGAAGTACGTTCTTTTATGTACGTTATTGTCTTGTTCACAATAACATCAAAATGGTTAACTTCTAATTCCTTGTAATACTGCATCTGATATTTATTTTGAAAATAAATACTGTATGGAAAAAGAAAACCCTGGACTCAAAGCATTATATGAGTATGCTCTTAAAAATAAAGAGCCTTACCAAGATCGACTTCGTTCTACAAATGTCAAAGAATTTGTACGAGACAAAACACTTGACAGTAAATTGGTGGATGTAGCTAGATTCGAACTAGCGATAGGTACCGTATGAAGATACTGCATTACCACTTTGCTATACATCCATTGTATTAGGCCCTCTGTGGAAGGAATTGAACCTTCACCACCGCGCGCCGTGTGTGCTCCCGTTACACTACACAGAGGATAATTGGTGCTCTGTGACAGACTTGAACTATCCTCGCCGGACTACAAAACCGGAATTCTACCACATGAAATAACAGAGCATAATTGGTGCCGCCGGAAGGAATCGAACCTCCATAACTTCCTTAACATGGAATTTTTATGTTGCTGTATGTACTCTTGTCAGAGTCACCTTTTTAAGCGTCCTACCATTAGACGACAGCGGCATTAACTGGAATGTCGGGTGAGATTTGAACTCACGGTTTTACGGATTTGCAATCCGTTGCATTGGACCACTCTGCCACCGACACATTAAATTGAATTTGTTTCTTTCAACATTTCTAATACCTCTTGAT